TTGTTTTAAAACTACACGACGAACATACTCGTTAGAAACGTATTTACCAACAAGGTCTTCCATTTGTTGTGCCATTTCTAATCTTTCCCGCATAATTTCAAATTCTTTTAGTTCAGCAAAATAGTTATCTTCTAGAAAGTCGATATTAATTGATTCTTCAATTTCATTCCAATCAGATTCTGTAATTACTCCTTTTAAAATTAACTGAATTTTTAAAGCTTCAATTAGCATAAAGGAAAATTTCTTACGAAGTCTATCAATAAACTTTTGAAATTTTAACTCTTCTCGTGAAATTTCTGTAGCACGTCCAATTGTAAAAGAACTTTCTTGTTCTAATCTTGCGAGTGGAACATTAAGTGCCCTGTATAATTTCCTTTGGAAAAACTGCACATCTTCGATTTGTCCTAAATTTTCTCCACCACTCAGTGTAGTAATTTCTGTGCCTCTACCACCTTCTCTACGTGGAAGATAAAAATCTTCTAACATAGACATATGTCTACGATCATCTGTAATATTACCAGTAGATGCATCATACACCATCTTATTACGATATCGTGAAACAACTTGTTGTACGTATTCTTCGGCCTTACCCTTTGGTAAATTACCTACATCAATATAGAAAATTCTACGCTCCGGTGCTCTTGAAACTCGATATACGACCAGAGAGTCTTCCATATAACGAAGTTGATTTACTAACTTAATTGCTTTATGCAAATGACTAATAATGCGCGCGCGGCTAGAATCGAATAATCCAGAGTTTACTTGAATAATCGCGTCTTTTGCAAATTTAATACCATTCGTGGTTTGTACTGAGTTGTTTAATTCAGGAGAATATACATAATACTCATCTACGAGTTTTTCATATTCTACTTTACTTTTAGGATCAGTAACCTTTTGAACTTCTTTTACTTTACTAATGTGTGTCGAATCAATTGGTCTTAATTCTACAATTCCTCGTTGTGGATTTGCTGGATCAATTACTACATTGAAATAAAGCCTACCATCAACATACCAATTTCTAAAATAATCTGCTGAGTTATGATTAAATTTGTAAAGTCTAAGAACCTTATTAAATTCTTTTATAATTTCTTTTTTAACATTATCTGGTTGATCTAAATCATCCATCGTTAAATCAACTGGTGCAGATGTATCGCCTGAAGCAAGTGCGCCATCAACAATATCCGAAATTGCAGCATCACACTCAGGTTGTTGTGATGCTTCTCTATAATTTAAAATTAGTTCATGGTCAGAAACTGTTTCTGTTCCACTTAAATCAACGACTTGACCATAGTAACCACCACCTACTGTAACAGTTGCACCACCGTCGTCATTCATTTTAGGAATAGGAGAAACTATTTCCTTTTCCTTTTTATTAACTTTTTTACTAATTTCGTATCCGAATAATTCTGCCATAATATTATTTATATCAGAATAAGTGGAGGGGTTGGACCTCCACTTATTCGATAAATGCTTATTTAATTAAACTAAGAAGTTGTACCAGACTCCCAATATTGGTAAGCCAGTTCAACCGTGAACTCTTCAATTGCATCAGTCGAGTCGTAACTCAAATCGATAGCTGCAACGTTAACAGGGTATGCACCACGAATCGTATAAGATTTTGTAACTGCTCCTGCTTTATCAAGTTGTTCAATAACCATGTCTGCTTGATAGTCGGTAGGATTAGCCAAACCAGTATTATTTACGTGTTCGTTAATTCCATTCATCCAACGCTCCATTGCGTTGCGAATTTCCATACCTGTATCATTGAGAATAGTAATTGACCAGTTTTCGAATGTACGATCACCTGCTATTTTCAATTGGCGTCCACGAAATGGTACATCCAATTGACCAATAACGCTTGCGGGTAACTGAGCACCTTTACACATGAAAGATGTAAGTTCAGTATCGCCTTGAGCGTATCCTGGATAAGTGACTGTAGCTTTGAAAAGATTGGGACGTGCACCGCCACCAATTAACTTTGATTTAAAATCATCTACTCCTAAAGTTGCCATAATTGTTATTTCCTTTCTATATTATTTATATTAGTTGGTGCCAACAATCTCAGAGAATTCAACTCCTGTGCGAGTAGCAACAAAATTAAGAGTAATGAAATTAATCGAACGAGCAGGTTTGATATAGATATCAGCCACAAAGCGGTTGGTATCAATTACTTGACCTGTGTTATTCGTTTCATCACATACGACGAGGAAGTCGGTAACACCACGGCGACCCTTAACATCCCGAAGGAATGGTTCAGTCATGTTACGGAACATCGCGCGAGTAAATTCGTCATTCAATTCGAATAGCTGGAATTTAGCTGCGGTAGCAATTGCCTTTTCAAGAACAATAAACAAGCGGCGTACGTTAATACGATCGAATGCAGAAGGTTTCTGTGTGAAGGTCTTATCACCAAATAGTACAATTCCTTGTCCTGGGAAATTGGTGATAGGATTAATTGCTGCTTTGTACAAAGCATCACGATCGGTATTCTTAGGATTGAAGCTCAATTTAGCTGCACCAAGAATTTGACCACGATTGAAACCTGCAGGCGAGAACCAAGGTTCTGCTACATCGTCTGTGTTAGCACAAAGACCAGCAAGATAACCATTAGTGGTAATCCAATCATAACGATCAAGGTACTTATTATATACATAAACTGTAGAACCAGTTGTTGCAAAGTAGTTTGATGTTGTAGCTGGAACATTGCCAGTAATTGCAGTTAATTTTGCGGCATCAGTTGAGCTTTTATGTAAATCAATTGGTGCAGAACCACATCCAAGAATATCTTTACGTGCTGCAGCAATACTAAGTACTTCTGCTTCTACCGTTTTCTGATCTGCTGCAGTACTCATAGGATCTGCAAAAAGTAGATTTACATCAACACTTTCAGCGTCTGCAAATAGACCAAGCGCTGTTACAACTTCAGACTCATCGATTGTACCATCTACACCAAGTGCAAGTGAACCTTCAAATGCGCCATCTGTTAATTTAGCAACTGCAGGAGAATCGGCAAGACCAGCGTCAGTAATAGCACCTGTGCCAATGGCAGCATCAGCATTAGTAAATAGATCACTTAATGCATTTGCAAAAATGTATTGTGAACCAGCGTTAATTACGTCTTTGTAATAATTTGTTGCGCCAGTATCAAGTTTCGCGCCAGAAGCAAGAGACAACCCTTGGAATTTTTCAAGAATTGTTCCTTTAATTCCACTAAACAAACCATCTTCATCAATAACAATTACGTGAATTTCGTCACCAGTAATGCCAGCAGCAAGACCAGCATCTGTGGTTGAAGGCACATAATCAAAGTTATTAGTGATAGTTGTATTTGATGTTCCGTTGTGTCCAACTACTACCTTAAGGCTATTACCATAAGCACCTGGGCAACGAGCAATAAAGTACTCATTAGCGTCAGTGCTTAAGTTTTCAAATGCTTCAAGATTGCCAATTGGCCCACTTTCAACTGCAGCGGTATCATTACCTAAAATAGCATTACGCGCTGTGGTTGGAACTGCTCGCGAAACCTTTAAAAAGTTTCCGTATTTTAAAAAACTTGCAGCAACCAAGAACGACGCAGAGTGCGCCGAATCAGGTGTACCGAAGTTTGCTTGGAGGTCTTTCTCGGAACTAATGTTAATTAATTCTCCGGAAGGTCCCCAGTTAAAGTGACCAGCAAATCCACCAATAGAGGTAGAGACTGCAGGAATCACATTTGTCAAGTCGATTTCATTAACCTCGACTCCTGGTGATACTAAAAATCCCATGTTTGTTTTCCTTTCAATATAGTTTAATTAATAAGTTAAGCATAATAAGGTGTATTCAATAGTTCTATTTATAAACAACGTGTTTTAGAGATCGTGCCACGCCTTTATATCATTTTGCAATTCCTCATAAGGATTATTAGCTTCTATTCCATCAGATATAACACCAAAGGGAGGAACATCATCTTCTATTTGTTTCATCTTTTCAGCAAATAAAAGTTCCTTTAAATCAACAGTAGATATATTACCAAACGCTTCTGAAGAAACAAACCACGCAAACATAACTAAATTCATTACCATATCATCATGATTTCCTTGACTTGCTTCGTACGATGAACCTTTAATTTCAAATGTAGTAAGTTCATCGATTGTATTAGCGTCAACTATTGACACTTTCCCAAGTTCAACTAAATCTTTTAAATTCGAACAACCAATGCGTTTAACTCGTTTAGTCATCGTAACACCAACACCTCCACGCTTTACAGAAGATTCTACAAAAGTATTTTCATATTCGTATTCGTAATAAACATCATTACAAACAACTTGT